TTCATGTTCACCATCTGGTGCAGGAGTTTTAGTTCCATCTTCTGAAACTACTTCTACCTTTTCACCTAAGTCAAAAGTTGGAGATTGTAAAATTGTTCCGTCAGCCGTCTTTGCGTCTGTTAAAGATACTGCTTCTTCTAAATTTAATAAAGACATTATCTTACTTAATACAGTTTTTGAATTCATTTGTATGTGTTTTATACCTTTAATAACAAAGGTTGTTTAAAAAATAGTTATTTTATTATGTGAATGTAATATATCTACATGCTCTTACCCAACAGCCAGGTCCAGGTGATGAAGGTCCTGTATCTCTAAATCCATCACCTACTTGTCCTGAGTAAGATGATGGCCTTGCAAAGTCAACAAATTGTGCAGTATTAAATGCAAGTGAATAAGATGTCCAATATAAAGATGGTCTTAAATTTGCTTGAGATATTAATCCTAAGTTATAAGTATTAAATACTTTTAACATTTCATTTGTATTAGGTAAAAACCAATCAGTATATGTATCATTAACATATGCATCGCATAAATCAGCTGCAGGTGTAATACTTGGTAATGCAACTATATTATTTGTATTAGTTTGTCCACTTCCGTATGTGTTAGTAGTTGTTACAGTTTGATATGGTTGTTTTTCCCATGCACATTGTGAGCCTGATAAATCAGTAGGTGATAGAATTAATCCTTGATTATTTGCAGTATCTAAATATACAACGAAACCACCTTGAAAGTAATTTCCTAATCCTAATCCTCCTCCAAATAATCCTGTTTTAAAAATCATATTAAATGAAATTTGTTGCTTTAGTTACGAATACGCTACTACTATTGAATGACATTACTGAAAGTAAATCTATTGTAGATGACCCTGATGTTGGTATGTAATTATTATATTGAGATTGTTTAACATTACTACTAAACGATGCAGATGGGATACCTGTGTTTGTAATTTGTATTAAAGCAGTTGTACCTGGTTGTGGGTTTGTTATGTTTATATTTGTTGTAGTTCCATTTGGTAATACTAATGTAAAGAAATTTCCTTTAGTTAAATCTATACTTGCAGTCGAACTTGCTATACTTGCACTAACCACATTACCATATGCAGACCCTGTTATTGTTATTGAGCCTGTAATTGTTTCAGAACCGGTAATAAATTGATTTCCTAAGAATGAGTTACTTCCAGTTGTTGCATATGAGCCTGTTTTACTTATTAATGTAGTTACTTGCGATTGTAAACTTGCAGTCGTACTATTCAAACTTGCAGTTGCAATATTTAAATTACTTACTGAAACATTTAAACTGGCAGTAGTTTGATTTAAATTAGTTACCGAAATATTTAAACTTGAAGTCGCTGCATTTAAATTATCAATAGATATTTTAGTTGATGCAGTAAATTGATTAAGTGCGTTTATCGAAGATGTTGTAGATGATGTATATGCATTAAACGATGCAGTTGCAATGTTTAAATTTGTTATTGAAGTATTTACAGATTGAGTAAATGAATTATATCCACTATTAATTGTTAATTGAGATGCAGTGAAATTATTTAATGGAGTAAAGTTTACATCTATTACTGCTTTACCACTAACATAAGATGCAGATATACCATTACCACTAAAATTAATTAAGTTAACATTTTGTACAAAAGTACCTTCATCATATATTCCTACTGATGTTGTAAAAGATGCAGTATATAATTCTAAATTATTTAATCTACCTGTTGCAGATTGTGTAAATGTATTAACACCTGTATTGATTGTTAACTGACTTGCAGTAAATGTATTCAATGCAGTAAATGAAGGTTGCTGAGATGCAGTAAAAGTATTTAATGCACTAAGTGAAGTTGCTACTGATGCAGTGTAAGTTCCAAATGGAATTTCATCTACAAGAGATGCAATCATAGCTGTGTTAAAGTCTCTTAAGTCTGCAGGTGTAATCTCACCTAAGTTATTATTTGGAAATGAGTCGCTATTTAATTGAGAGAGGGTTGCTTTAGGTACCGCTGGCATATTATTATTATTTATTTATTAATCTATTGTGTCAAATCCGTCAGAGTATCCTAAATCAAATCCACCACCTGATGGTCTTGCACTTTGTGTTTGTCCAATTCCTTGTTGTATTAAAGCACCATTGCAGCAACTAACTGAGTAAGTATCTTTGTCAATACACAAACATCCCATTCTACTATTCTTTGGAGAACTTAAACCTCTTGTCGGGCCAATGTATATACCACTCTGATTTTGTCTATTAACAGAGTATCTTAAATTACCATTGCCTGAGTTTGACCATTGTCTTGCCATAATAAGCTTTTATCTAATAACAACAATAAACTAAAATGTTATTATCTAATTCCTTTCAGTGCTTCTCTATGCATCAAACCATCTAAATGATTTTTATCTGCTTTATACGATAGAAACAATAAACACTTCTCTAATGGTTCTCCTGTTACTTCGTCTATCTTTGTAATATCTCCTCCGGCGAGAGCAATAAGCGTGGAATAAGCTGACCACTTCTTTCCAAAATTGATTTCATGTTGGGAGCTAACTCCATCTGCATCGTAGAGTTCAGGGTACATTTCAACAAGTCCATTAACAAATTTACAAAAAAAAACAGAGTTGCAAGATGCACATCCATTCCTACATTGTTAAATAACTCTGGCCTTAGAATACCATCGTAAGGTTTAATAGAATACATATCTTTCTTCTTATGCACTATTGGTCTGTATAGTATTGACATTATGTTTGTCCAATTCTTATCAATGTTTAAAGTCTTATACTGAATGATATCAGCGTATGCACCATAAGACATTTTAGATAGGTTAGGTTCAAATCCATATTCAATACCATCAACTGTAATTATCATTTGCATTGGTAAATCAGTATTAGATAAGAAACCTTCTAATTCTGTTTTAAGTAATGTGTAATCATCTACTGAAATGTTTTTTAAATACTTAGGGTCTAATCCACATAAGTGATAAAGCATAATTGCTGTGATTGCATCAGGGTTATCTTTGTAACTTTCTAATGCGTCTTGTAACTCTAACCACTTAGTCAAACTTATATCAGCATAACTAGTTGGTACTTTTAATTCAATTTCTTTGACCATATATCATTTGTTTTATTGCGTTATTCATTTGTCTTACCTTTGCTTCTTCGTTGTTTAACTTTGCTTGCATCATTATCATTTTTGCTTGTAAATCCTCATTTTCTGCTTGCAAATGTCTAGCATACTCTATCAACTCTTTAATTTCGTTAGAGTTCCAGAGGTTTTCATTAGTATTTGTATTTTCCAATTGAGATGGCATATGTTCCTTTGTTTACTGCTTTTTGTGATAGAGACATCATACAACCATACCTTGCAGCATCTATTGCATGGTCTAATCCACCTTCAGGTCTGTCAGTAGTATAACCATGCTTATCTGTTTCATATTGGTAAGCATACATCTCATTAATTAAATTCTGTGAGGTTTTGAGTATCTTTATATTATAGTTTCTCATTACTGATATACCAAAGTTGATACTATCTTTTCCTTTCACTACTGGCTTTGTATTAAAACCACTACGATATAATTCCTCTATCAGTCTTGGTTCACTACTATCACACCATATAGTTTGTGCTTTACTTATTTCTAATTTATTAAACCTATCTATAATGTCTTTGGTAACCATACCCGTCTCATATATGAGTTCCTCCAAATACAATGTATCGCTACTTTTATATATAGCAACCAAAGAAGCGGGGTCATTACTATAACCACTATCATACCCAAAGCAAACAAAATCGCCGTCAATAGTATCGCAAATGTCAAATTGAAATATAGCTTTATCGTTGGGAGCAAATTCACCTTTACCATATATCTTCCAATATTTTTCGTTAGTGTGTTGTAATTCCTCAATTGCCTTAACCATTTCTGTTGGCAAGTAGATATTATCTTTATATGTTGTTACAAATCTTTCACAATCTTGCATCTGTCTAATCCAATGGTAAGGACTAATGGTTGGGTTGTATGCAAGTATGATACGACCTGAAGTTCTAATAGATAACTGAAAATAACTTTCCTCATCAATCTCACTAGCCTCATCAACAAATAGTATAGTAGATTTAATACCGCGTAACTTATCAGCATCATCAGTAGAGAGGAATTGAATAGTTGAATCGTACAAGTTATAGATGCGGTCAGTAATATTAAAGTTTTCATCGTTCCATATGTTTAAACCTTGTAGTATATCCTTAAAATCCTTTATTACA